AACGTTACAGTTGCTCCGTCCTACTTCCGTGTCACGATGCCGGGTGCGGATGGCCAGCCTGTTCAGCGCGTTGTGGACATCAAAACGCCTGAAGGGCAAGCGGTTGTCGCGGATGTTAATCGTCTTAACGAGCAAGCTCCGGGCACTGCCACAATGTTCCGTCTTGGCACCGAAGACATCACGCCTCGCGGCTTCTATGTACCGGGCACAGATGATTTCGAAAGCGGTGTTTACACCAGCTATGATGGTGGCCGCACGTTCACTGACATGAACGGAACGCAACAAGCAATTCCGTCAAATGCCTTCGAAGTGTCCAACACCATTGCTTACGACGTTAACCGCAACGCTCGCATTACCGCGGGTGCGCAGGATCAGTTGGATGCAATGGAGACCAACCTAATCCAAGGTATGACCGATGCCGAAGGCAACCCATTGAGCCAAGAAACCCGGAACAACGTCCGCGACGCCCTGCGTCAAGCACGTCTGGGTACTGGTTTCTGGTCAAAAGTTGCTGCCGGTGTCGACGGTATTCTGGGTGGTACGATTTCGCCAGAGTTCTTCAGCGAAATGTTCCGCGATACTCAGGATGCGCGTCAGTACATCGAGATGGTCCGCGTATTTGGTCGTTCGGCACTGTCTGCATCGCCTCGCTTTGCGGTCGCAGATTTGGAAACAACCGCACAGTTGTTCCCAGACGAACGCGCCTTCTTCCGCAACCCAGAAACAGAAGCCCGCAAGCTTACTCGTTTGGCAGAAGAGCTGGAGACAGAAAAGCGCCGCATTCTTACGCTTCGTGCAAGCGGCACTCCTATCGACAGTGCGCTTAACAGCACTCTTAGCCAGAAATTGTTTGAAATCGAACGCTTGGAAGGTCTGCTTGGCCCAATCCTAACCCTTTCAAATACTGCCAATGCGGCTGATTTGCAGAGAGCGCAAGACATCATGAACCAAGCGGCTGGACAGGGGAACCAATAAATGGCTGATGAAAATACTCCAGAAAATACAACCCCTGTTCCTGCAACGCCTGCCCCTTCAGAAGGTTTGTTCATCCCAAGAGCAACCTTCGGGCAGGATGAATTTAATGAAGTAGTTGATGTTCTGAGAACAACAGGCGATCCCGTCCCCGGGTTCGCTCAAATGCTCACGAATACGTTATCCCGTGATGCGCGTATCCAAGACCGCGGCCCGAATTACCTGAATTACGACGCTTTGCGCACCGGCGATGCGGGTGTTCTGCGTGATCTAGGTATGCCACAAGGCCGTGGTTTGACCGACGCCCAGATCATCTCCTTGTTTGCGCGTGATGCCGAAGGTCGTCCGATCCAAGAAGGCGGCGGCTTCTGGGAAGGATTTGCACGTGAAGCGGCTCCTGCCGCTGGCGCGGCCACTGGTTTCTACGGTGGTATGCAAGCCGGTAACTTGGCCGTATCCGGTGTTCCACCCGTAACGCCTTGGACTGCCGCAGTTCGCGTTGGTGTTCCTATTATAACCGGTATTGGCGGCGCAATATTTGGTGATTTTGCGACCCGCACCGCACAAGAGGCGCTGGTTGGTCCAGAGCCTACGTTTGTACCCGGCACTGCCGCAGCTTTTGAATCCGGTAAATCAACAATGGGCGCTTTGGCGTTCTTGCCGATGCCTTTCCTTATTTCAGGCAAAGTTAACCTCGGCGCACGGGCCGTGTTGGACAATCTAGCAGCCGATGCTCGCGCCCCGCTGTCCACGCGCCTTGTTCGCGGTGTTGAGGCCAGCATGGAGCGCACAGGGGCCTTGGCCCGCGGAACTCCTATTCGTACTGGTTTGACAGAACTTGGTGCCGTTGCAGGAACGGGCGCTCTTGCATATGGTTCAGAAAGGTTTGCTCCAGACAGTCCGTGGACCCGATTTGGGGCAGAACTTATCGGCGGTGTTGGTGGCGGATTAGCTGTGGAGACAGCCGTTCGGCGTGTGCCACAAGCTCTGGGGTTGGCTTATGACGGTGTGTTAGGTCTGATACGTCGCTTCAAGTCAGACAACGCAGCTAATGCAACAGGTGCTTTGTCGGACTCTCAAATGGCCGACGCTGCCGATTACTTGTTGACCCAGCTTGAAGCCAACGGGGAAGACCCGCAGGCGATCATTGACCTTCTGAACTCGGACGAGTTTTCTCGTTTCTTGGTGGATGCCGAAGGCAATCCAATTGAATTGAGTGCCGCCGAGTTGACTGGTAGCCCGACCCTTCTGCGTTTGCAGATGGAAAGTGGCCCACAAGGCGGAACAGGTGCCGGATCGAACCAGCAAAAAGCTGTAGATGCGCTGCGCCGCGGCATTTTGTTTATGTACGCCAACGGCGACCGTGAAGCTTTGGGACAATTGGCCGAAGTCCAAACGTCTCTTTGGGATGCAGAGTTAAGCGGTCGTTTGCAGCAAGCAACTAGCCGTTTGCAAGAGAACATGCGGGCAGTTGGTGCCGATGCCAACAATCTGGAAGAAGCCAATCGACTTATTGACGTTCTGAATGCTCAAAGAATGACGATGCGCTCACAAGAACGTTCTTTGTGGCGTCAAATTCCACAAAACATCGAAATTAGCGAATTTCGTGATGCTTCAGGCAACGTAACAGACACCCCTAATTTCATCCGCACTTGGGAAGAGCTTCTTCCGTCGGAAGACATGCCAGAAGCCCGCGCTCCTTATATGCGGATTGCAGCACTGCGGGATTTGGACGACTTTGTTAATCGCAAAGGTGGCGAGCTAGGGTTGCCCGGCTATGGCGCAGCCGATGGCGATGGAGCAGGCCCTGTTTTACCGGAACAACGCCGCTTTGACGCCGCTTTCCTGAAGATTGACGGAACCACTTACGGGGAACGTTTCAACACTCTGATGGAAAGCCTTCGCGCGGACCAGTTTGATGCCAGCCCTGAAGAGGTTGTTCGTCGCCTGCGTAGCGAAGCAAGCCAAAACCGTGGTCGTTTCTCCACCCCTCGTACACGCGATTATGCCAACGCGTTGGACCGGCAAGCTGAGTTGCTAATTGCCCAGCAACAGCAGCCTGCAATGGATGGAACACCAGCTCCGGCGGGCGGTTTGAGCGTTACCGAATTATTGGCTATGCGCAATACGGCATTAAATGCCGGTAGAGAATTGGCAGCGTCAGGGCAGTCTTCAAAAGCCATGGTGGCGTATGAGTTTGCCGAAGCAATCCTCGCGGACCTCGACTCTTTCCCTGCCGGTACAAACCAAGCCTATGATAATGCCCGTGCATACAGCCGTGCATACAATGACGTTTGGACCCGTGCTTATGGCGGAGACGTGCTAGGCCGCCGCAAAACCGGCGCTCCAGCAATTTCGCCAGAAACATTGTCTATGAGTGTATTCAACGGCGATGCTTCGTATCTTCGTGCAAGCGAGTTGGACCGCATTAGCCAAGCACAATTTGGTCAGTCTTTAACGACGCTGTTGGGCGAAAGTGATCGTCCTGCGGGCCGCGCTTTGCTGGAATCGGCTAACGCCGCCGGAGTTATTGATCCCAACACAAACATGATTAACCGTCGAGTGTTCGACGATTGGTTTGATGCAAATCAGGCCGAAATCGACGCTATCCCGGGACTTCGTGAAAACCTGACGCAGATGATTACCGCAAATGCGGACATCCGAGGGCCAGTGGAAATGTTGGTCCGTTCTGCACGTGCCGCGGCTCTCGACCCAGAAAGCAATACGCTGAATGTCGACGCTCTGCGTCGTTGGGCCGCTCGTCCAAACAACGCTCGTTTGCTGGATTCGCTTCCTGCTTTAAAAGCAGATTTGGAAAACATTCAAACAGCGCGTCAGCTTTTGACCAACACGGCTCGCGAAACGTCGGAACAAGCGACTGAGCGCCGTCGTGGACTGTTGAGCCTGTATGAATTGCTGCCAGATAAGACGATGAACCCGGCAACACAGGTTTCTCGTGCCATATCGCTGACAAACGCACGTCCGTTCCGAGAGCTTAACGACCTGTGGTCGTATGTCGACAATATGGGCGACGAAGGGTTCTCTGTAACTACCGGCCCTCTGGCAGGTCAGACCTTCAGCAAGCAAGAGCTGGTAAACGGCTTCCGTCGCTCGATCATGGACAGCGTATTTAATCGCGCTGGTGAAAATGGTCCGATTTTCGACATTGAAGCGGCTTACCGCACCATGTTTGAGCCACATCCTAACTCTCCAAATGACGTAATTTTGGCAGACTGGATGGTCGAGCGTGGCATTATGAGCGAGGGCGACGTTACGCGGACCCGGCGCTTGCTTGGTCGCATGGCTCAAATTCAAGCGTTCTCGGCTCGTGCAAAACCCGGCGAAATCGAAGAGTTTGCACAACAGGTTGGCCCACTATTTATGCTGGCAACCCGTATTTCTGGTTCGGAATTAGGTGCTTTGGGTCAGCGCGTGATGGGCGGCAGCCAACAAAGTCTGATTGCTCGCCAAGCTGGTTCGCAATTTGCGCAACGCGTCGTAAACCAATACCTGTCAGAGCTCCCCGCTTCTTTGCGTATGGACGTCATGACGACCATCATCGAAGACCCGCAGCTTTTGGCTACCGTGCTACGCCGCGGCGCAAACGAAGCAGAACAGCAACGTATTGGCCAAGCTTTGATCCAAGGTCTGATCGACAACGGCATTATGAGCAGCATTCGCCGCACAGCGCCCGCGGTCCAGAACTTGAATGAGCAAGAGGCTTTGGAAATCCAGAATTATTTGCAAGGCGTCGAGCAAGAGCAACAACCCGCTCCGGCTCCGGCTCCGGCTCCGGCTCCAGTGCCCGCGCCTGCTCCTACACCAGTTGTCCCCGCGCCTGACCAGCAAGGGGCTCTAGTTCCGCCTGCCCAACTTCCCACTCAGGGCGGCGGTGCTGCACCTAACCCGGTTCAACAGGCTTCCGCGGCCCCTCCTCGGCCACCTATTCAATCTTCGGGACCAGTGGATAGGACTAGGTTTGCAGCTCTTTTCCCAGAGGACCGCGAACTCCTCGGTATCGGCAGCTTAATGGGAGGCTAAAATGGCAGGAATTATCCAGTACGCCTCCCCGCAAGCCCGTTACTATAAGTATGACCGGGACATCATGGAAGACTATGATAACCGGATTAACATCTACAACACGGCGCTCGATAAGTACAAAACCGAAGCTGGCGCATATCAAGAGCTTGTTGACGCGCACAACGCGGCGGTAAACGCTTATAACGCGGACCTCGAAGATTGGCGCACAAAAGCAAACGCCTATAACGACGCCATTGCGGCATGGAACGCGACTGACCGGACCACGCCATATGACGACTGGGCGGATAGCGTGGCTTCGCCCGGCGAATGGGTCGGAACGGCACCCGTTTTCCAAGGCGGTGACGCACCGGTTGCTCCACAAGACCCCGGTTTTAGCGGTGAAGACGTTGACGCATATGTGAAAGAGGCACAAGCCCGTGCTGTCCGGCGCGGCAATGCTGGCGCTACGGCACAACAAGTTATTTCAGCGCCCGGCCAATACTACACGGCAGGCCGTGATACCTTTGGATCAAACCCCGAAGTAAGTTTGGCGGGCATGTCAGGTTTTGGATCGACTGCCATGGGATTTGCTGAAGGCGGAGTGGCCGGTCTATTCCGGAATTACGCACAAGGTGGGGCAGTGACGCCGATCACGCCTGAAGATTTGGAAGAAATGCGCCAAAAGGTGATTAACGATTACGGGTTTGACCCTATCGACATCGCCATGGAAGAGGGCGTGGACCCTGATCTGTACCTGCGCGTCATGTGGACCGAAAACAGAGGCCGTCAAGGCCCTGTCAGTGAAGCTGGCGCTATCGGTCTGATGCAGCTTATGCCCGGAACGGCGCGGGAACTTGGGGTAGACCCGAACAATCCCGTTGAAAACGCTCGTGGCGGTGCGCGTTACTTGCGCCAACAGCTCGACGCGTTCCAATCAGTGCCCTTGGCCCTCGCGGCGTACAACGCAGGCCCCGGCAACGTGAACAAATACGGCGGTGTGCCTCCATTCGAGGAAACCCGCAATTATGTCGCGCAAATCCACGGTGTGGACACAGGCGAAATTCTACCGGCCATGAACGAGTTTTACACACGCGTTCCCGGCGAAGACCCGTCCAGACGTCCCCAACCACGGCCCGAGGGCCTTGGGACACCCGGTTATGTGCCGCCAGCACCTGTGCAGAGCGAATATCTTACAACTGGTGTGGGTTCGGTGTTCTCGCAGCCTACGCAGGAGCCTGACTTTGGCAAAACGCGCAGCATGATCCCAAATATTATGCAGCAAGCGCCGCAGCCTGAAGAAGAGGCTCGCGGCATAGAGTTTTATCGCCAGTATGCAGCGTTTGCGCCACCCGAAGAGGATCAGCGCAACCAGTCTTTGGCGTCTTCGCCCAGCACCTGACCGGCAATATCAATCTTGTTCCGCAGCGCCTCCAAAATACGCTCGTCAATCGTGTCTGGAGAAACCAGATCGATGTAGGTCACCTTGTGGCCCTGACCGATACGGTGCGCACGGTCTTCTGACTGCAAGCGAATTTCCAAGTCATAACTGTTGGAAAAGTAAATGACGGTGTTGGCAGCCGTCAGCGTAATGCCGTAACCACCTGTCTTGGGTTGGCCGACAAAGAACCGCAGCGGATCACGGGTGTTTTGGAACCGGTTGACGATTTCCTGACGCTCGTCCTGCGGGGTCGCCCCGTAATAGCAGGCAACACTGTCCTCGCCATACAGCTTGGCTATCTCGCTCCGGATCATCTCCAAATCGTGCGAATATGTGGCCCAAATGATGGCTTTGCCGTTCACCTCTTCGACCAGACCAAGCAGCTCACTCAAGCGATTGTTCTTAATGGGCTTAATTTCTTCGTCATCCGGAGCAAGGTGACCGCAGCAAATTTGCTGCAAACGCATGATTTGGGTCAGTACGCTGGCGGTCGTTGCTAACTCTCCACTTTCCATCTTGGCCAGAGCTAACTTTTTCATCTGTATATACAGGCGCTCTTGTTCCGGGGTCAGCGGCACCTCACGGCGTATATACACCTTGGGCGGCAGGTCCAGACAGTCTTCTTTCAAGACGCGGTTGCTGAACCGGTCCAGCTTTTCCGACAGTTCGTCCAAACGACGGTATCCGACAATCTGTTGGAAGCTGCGATGCCCCATAGTGCGTTTCTGCACGTTGGCGTAACGGCTTTGGTAAGCAAAGTAGCTATTAAAGCCCAAGCATTTGTCCTTTAGCAGGTCGCACTGGCTGAACAGGTCCATTGGTGACTTAGTGATGGGCGATCCGGTAAGGATGCGGCGATACTTCGAGCGGTCACGCAGCTTCACGATGTTCTTTGTGCGTTGCGCCTTGCGGTTTTTGATGGTCGTGCTTTCATCGACAATAATCATGTTGTCTGGGTTCTGGAACAAGAAGGCTTCCGCGGCTTCTGTCCCACGGGGCGTGGAAAACGCTTCGACGTTCATCACAAAAATCTTCAGCACCTTGTCCTTCAAGGTGATGAAGTCGATCAGCTCGCTCTCAAACTTTTTTGTCTTCTGCGGCGTCCATCGCAGAACCTGCCGTTCAATGCGGTCTGGAAGATGCACGGGTATCTCGCCCTTGACCCAGTTGTCGTACACACCCTTGGGAGCGACAATCAATGCAGCGTTGATCTTTCCCATCTCATAAAGGATGGCCATGTTGTCTACGGCAACCTTCGACTTGCCTGTCCCCATCTCCATGAACAACGCATAATACTCCGCGGCCCACGAGTCAGACAACGCCTTGCGCTGGTGGTCGTAAGGCTTGGTCTTGAACTCAAATCCCTGCATTTTTGCCCCATGTAAAAATTGTGCTTGACAAGAGCTGAGTATAAGATATTATCTGCATTTGTCAAGGCCCGAACGGTGCCTTCAACCACGACAGGAGAAAGACGATGAGTGACGAACTCGCAAAATTGATGGAGCAAGACTTTGAAGACACGCTTGCGTCATCGGTCGAAAAGCTAGACCAACAGGGACTTACTTCGGTAGCCGCGTTGGCCCGC